CACTGGTGGCGAACAGTTATAAGGGAAGAATGGGAACTAACAGTGTTCTTTCCCGGAGAAGTAAAATTTTTAGAGGACGGATCACGAATAGAAAGTGGTGATCCTAAAACTTACCGAGCAAAAGAAATAAAAAAGATTAGCACAACACATATAATCTTTGTAGATTTGCTCGGAGTAAAGCATGAAATAAAAGTGGTAAATCCTGTGGGCTATGACTTGAGGAAGATATACTAATGTTAGGATTAATAAAAGCTATGCCGCTTATGTTAGTTGTAGCTGGAGGCGCATACGCATATCATACTACAACTGTAAGCAAAGCAGAAGCAACAATCGCACAACTTGAAGCAAATAACGTAATTTTAAAAGAGAATACAACAAAGCTGGAAACAGCCTTGGAAACAGAAACAGCTTCAAGAAAGCAAGCAGAAAATAACTTAAAGGTACAATTAGAGGCTGTCGGAAAACTCACCGAAGCAAACAATGAAATGCAAGCAGAAATGGATGATTACTTGTCTATTTTCAAAAGGCATGACCTCACTAAGTTGGCCCGAGTAAAGCCTGGGCTTATTGAGCCTCGAATCAACAACGGTACAAAAAAAGTTTTTGAACAGATAGAAAAAGATAGTGAAGAGGTGGAAAATGCGGACAGCAACTAGTTTTTTAACTATACTATTTTTATCTGGGTGTTCTTTTTTGAAAAATGACCCTCTACCAACCCCCGAGCCGGTCATAAAAACTGTAACTGAATATAAAACACTGGAGATCTATCAGCCTCAACTCCCTAGAAAAATAGATTTGCAGGATGTAGAATTTTTTGTAGTCACAGAAAAAAATCTTGAGGAGCAAATCGCTCGTATCAGTAAAATGCAAGGTGGAACATTTGTTATATTTGGAATGACTCCACAAGACTACGAAAATATGGCGTTTAATTTACAAGAACTTCGTAGGTATATACGTCAACAGAAAGAAATAATTATCTACTATCGAGATGCAACAAAAGTAGAGCAGTAACCATGACAATACAAATAAGCAGGGCTGATATCACTGGTGATGCCTTGCATGATTTACAATCTGAGACACGCTTCCTCAAACTTCCAGTAGATCCATATTTGGAACTACTCGGCATCACTCCGCTACCTTCTCAGGTAGCAATAATAAACGCGATCAATAATCCTAAGTATAGATTTGTATGTGCCGCAGTGAGTCGAAGACAAGGCAAGACATACATCGCAAACATAATCGGCCAACTAGTCTCCCTAGTTCCGAATTCAAACATTCTTATAATGTCCCCTAACTACTCGCTGTCTCAGATTTCTTTTGATTTACAAAGAAGTCTTATCAAGCATTTTGATTTAGAAGTAGTAAAAGACAATGCAAAAGATAAAGTTATTGAGTTGAGCAATGGTTCAACCGTAAGAATGGGCTCAGTAAACCAAGTTGATTCCTGTGTGGGTCGTAGCTACGATTTAATTATATTTGACGAAGCGGCGTTGGCAGACGGACGTGATGCGTTTAATGTAGCACTTCGACCGACATTGGATAAAGATAATTCAAAAGCAATTTTTATTTCAACCCCACGGGGCAGGAACAACTGGTTTGCCGAGTTTTTTGATAGAGGGTTTAATGACGAGTTCGCCGAATGGTGTTCAATACGGGCAACATATCGAGATAACCCGAGAATGAGCGAGTTTGATATCGCTGAAGCACGTAAAAGTATGTCGGAAGCAGAATTTCGACAAGAATATGAAGCAGATTTTAATACTTATGAAGGACAAATTTGGAACTTTAATCACGAAACATGTATCTCCAACAATGAGGCATTGGATACCACTAATATGGATGTATTTGCTGGCCTTGATGTTGGTTACCGTGATCCTACTGCCTTTTGCGTAATTGGTTATGATTGGGAAGAAGAGCTGTATTATATTTTAGATGAGTATCTTGATGCTGAAAAAACAACGGAACAGCATGCGATGCAAATCCAAGAAATGATACAGAAGTGGGATATCGATTTTATTTTCATTGATTCCGCAGCACAGCAAACTAGATATGACTTCGCTTTACAGTACGATATTTCAACAAGCAACGCTAAGAAGTCTGTACTGGATGGCATTGCCCATGTGGCTGCGATTGTAGACAATGACAAGTTGTTTGTCGATCAACGATGCGATGAGACTTTAAGCTGCTTAGATCAATATCAATGGGATCCTAATCCAAATTTAGCGAAAGAAAAACCAAAACACAACAGAGCGTCTCACATGGCGGATGCTTTACGCTACGCACTGTATTCATTTGAAACAACGCAGAGTGGCTTTTAATAACCCCTAGCAAAAATAATGTTTGACAATTTATCTTACAGAGGCTATAATGCAAAGTATGAAAAAGCTCAAAAGAGACCCTGTGAAATACATAAGGGACCGAGCAAAATCAAAATATGTAAAAGACAATGAGTGTTACATTTGTGGAACAGAAAAAGAACTAGACTTCCATCACTTTTACTCTCTCGCCCCTCTTCTACGTAAGTGGCTGAAAGAAAAAACTAAAGAAAGGCCAGAGCACTATACAAATGAGTATATAGTAATTTGGAGAGATGAATTTATAGAAGATAACTGGGCAGAGTTATACGATCATACAGTTACTATATGTCATGCACACCATAGAGAGTTGCATAAAATTTACGGACGAAATCCAGGACTTGGTACAGCGACAAAACAAATGCGCTGGGTAGATATTCAAAGAGAAAAGCATGGCATGGTATAATTTTTGGCAAAAAGATGATGATATAGAAGAGAAATTAAATCCTTCTCAATATCTTGATGCAGGCGTTTCTGAGCGATCTCGTGAATATACAACCTCTTACGAGAGGATGTATGAACAACTCGAGGTAGTAAATCGTGGCGTAAATATGATTGTTGACGATTGTGCAGAAATTCCTGCATCAATCAGCCCTCAAGGATCATACCCTGGAGTAGTAACTGGCGTAAAAAGACAAAAAATTGATGTTCTTTTAAATCGTACTCCAAATCCCTTTCAAGATATAAATAGTTTTAAAAGGGATCTAATTACAGATTATCTTATAGATGGCAACATTTTTATTTACTATGATGGTGCTCATCTTTATCATCTTCCTGCGGATAAAGTCGGCGTGGTAGCAGATGAAAAAACTTTTATTCAGAAGTATACAGTACAAGAATTAGATTACAAACCAAGTGAAATAATTCACATAAAAGAAAACTCTTTCTACTCTATTTATAGAGGGGTATCTAGACTCAAGCCTGCAATGCGAACAATGCAGCTTGTTAAGGATATGAGAGAATTTCAAGATAATTTCTTTAAAAATGGAGCAGTGCCAGGATTGGTACTAAAATCTCCAAATACACTATCAGAAAAAATTAAAGAAAGAATGATACAGTCATGGACGCTAAGATACCGTCCAGACTCCGGGGGCAGACGACCCCTTATCCTAGACGGGGGACTAGAGATTGACAGTTTTTCTAATTCTAATTTTAAAGAGCTGGACTTTCAAAATGCAATCTTAGAGCATGAGAAAGTAATTTTAAAATGTCTTGGAGTTCCCCCAATACTACTAGATTCTGGTAATAATGCAAATCTTCGTCCCAACTTACGGCTTTACTATTTAGAAACTATATTGCCGATTGTGAGAAAAATGAATTTTGCTTTTTCTCGGTATTTTGGATTTAATATAACAGAAGATGTAACAGATATTCCAGCTCTTCAACCAGAACTACGAGACGCAGCTGCATACTACACTGCTCTTGTAAACGGAGGAGTAATAACAATTAATGAAGCCCGGGATCAATTAGGATACGAAACAATTGAAGGACAAGATGAAATTCGTGTACCGGCAAATATAGCAGGTAGCGCTTCTAATCCTGACGAGGGCGGTAGACCTCCAGAGTCTGAAGAAGGAGACTAATATGGTAAGAAACAACGCAAGAAAATATCGAGGAGCTAGAACTCTGGCGACTTGGATGCGATCAAAAGGTAAAATTTATACTTGGGCAGAATATGAGGCAGCACCTGATGCTCCCATTCTTAACCGAGGTATAGTACAACTTTATAAATCTTGGGATATGGCAATGCAGTGCGTTCGCAAAGTAGATGAAACTATTGAAGCGGATTTAGCAGTAAAAGCAAAACCAGCACCTACACCTCCCAAAGCGAAAAAGAAAGCTGCACCTAAAGTAGCTGAGGCATAAGAATGGATAAATTATTTAATCTAAATTCTACGTTTAAAAGCGAACCTCAGGAAGATGGGTCTGTAATGGTTCGAGGGATGGCTAGTACTAAGGATTTTGACCGTGCGGGCGACAGCATTATGGCCGAAGCATGGACAAAGGGAGGTCTAGGTAATTTCGAAAAAAATCCCATAATTTTATTTAATCATGATTATTCAAAGCCGATTGGACGAGCAACAAAAGTTACTCCGACAGCGGATGGCTTGCACATGGAGGCGAAAATTAGTAAACATGCCGAATGTGCAGATTTAATCAAAGACGGTGTCCTTGGAGCGTTTTCTGTTGGTTTCAAAGTCAAGGATGCTGATTACCTTGAGGAAACCGACGGACTAATGATTAAGGACGCTGAGTTGTTTGAAGTATCTGTTGTAACGGTACCTTGCAATCAAGCAGCTACTTTTTCTCTAGCGAAGTCATTCGAGTCTAAAGAGGCTTACGAAGACTTCAAGAAAACTTTTAAAAGCGAGGAAGATTCCTCTTCAATGGAGACAGATATGTCGGAAGAAACACAAACTCCCGAAATCGACCTAGACGCTTTTGCCAAGAAAGTAGCGGAGGAAACTGCTGCTAAAATTGCAATTCGTCAGGCCGAAGAAAAGGCGGCTGCTCAAGCAGAAGCTCAAGCTGTTCAAGAAGCAGAAGAGCAAAAAGCTGCTGAGGAAGCAGAAGCTCAAAAAGCTGCTGCAGAGCAGCAAGAGAAGGTAGAGACCTCAATTCGCACTGGTATCGAGTCTGGTACTGAGCGTCTTGTAGAAGATCTACGTAAAGAGTTTACTGCTAAAGATGCAGAAACTCAAGAAATTATTGAAAAGTATAAGGCCGAACTCGAAGAGAAGGCTGCAGAAATTCAAGCTATCACTAACAGCAAGATGAGCTTTTCTGATCGTGGTGCAGACTCTTTTAATTCTGAGCGCGACGGATCTAAGATTCTTGATGCTAAGATTTTCAACGAGATTTCTCGAAAGGGCTGGGACTCTGGCGTTCTTGAGAAGCTCGGTGTAAACATTACTCCTACTTCAGGCGTAAACATTACTCTGGATACGGAAGTCAATACTCAGTTTGAGCGCGAGCTTCAGCTTGAGCTTAAGACTGCTAACTTGTTCCGTGAAATTCAGGTGAATACAGTTCAAACTGTACTGCCCTTGATGCCAGATTCTCAGAAAGCTACATTTGGTAGCGGCTCTCCTACAGGTACTGCTAACCAAGCACCTGACCTGGAAGAAAGCCTGAACGGTGCTGCGCGTGCAAATGCCGGCGCTTTCCAACTTGATGGCTCAAAGGTTCTCACTGTAGGTCGTATGACTTCTACCACTTATGTGAACAATGAGACCGATGAGAATACTTTGATTACTATTCTCCCGATGCTTCGTGAGGGTATGGTTCGTGCGCACGCTCGTGCAATCGAAGACATGGTAATCCAAGGTGTTGGTGGTTCTGGTGCAGGCGCTAACGGCGTTCGTGATGCCGCTACTGTAGGCAGCACAACTCCTCTTAACATTGCTAACGTTGCATCTAGTGGTGACCGACTGAAGGGCTCTGATATTCTTGTCGCTCGCGCTGACATGAAGAAGTATGGCCTGAACCCTGCGGACCTCGCGCTCGTATGTTCATACTCTGCCTATAATGATCTTCTTCAGGATACTGACTTCCACGATATTACCGAAGTTGGTTCTGAGCTTGCAATTAAGCTGACTGGTACCATGGGTACTATCTTCTCAATTCCTGTTATTGTAACGGATATGGGCGGATTGTCAAATGACAAGTCTGGCGACAATGTTTGTGCGTGTCTCTTTAACGTACGTAACTTCGTGATTCCACGAATGCGCGGCGTTAACATCGAGACCGAGTATCAAGTCGCAAACCAGCGTAGTGCTCTCGTAGCTAGCCAAACTCTTGGCTTCGAGCGTCTCTTCGACGGTGCCGCAGCAGTAGGTCTTACTGCTCGTGAGATTCGATACACCACAGCTCTGGCTTAATTATAGCCTTAATAACTCGGGGTGGTTCGCCACCCCAAGTTTTTATCATTTGACTTATGGCGAATTTAATAACTTTACAGCAGTTTAAAGATGCGGAGCAAATAACCAACCCTCGGGATGATTATAAAATTAGCCGTATAATTGATTCCGTGAGTCAAATGGTAAAAACTTATTGTGGTAATAGTTTTGTAGATTTTTACTCTACTAATAAAGTAGAAACATTTAATATAGACTGGGATTCTCATATTGTTCAATTGACAGAAAGCCCGGTTAACAATATAGTATCTGTAGAAACTCGAGAAAGAGTAACAGATGCTTATAGTGCTGTAAGTACCGATGAATACTACTTTGATGCTCCAACAGATAGTGTTTTGTATGTTGTGGGCAACAGATACCAAGTGTGGCCCAAAGGCGCAGGAGCAGTAAAAGTTACTTATACTGCAGGGTATTCATCTACTCCTGCAGACTTACAAATAGCAGTCATTGATTTAATTAATTATTACTTCAAGGATGAGCATAAAACTCGTAGAACTTTACAGGGGGCCACCATGGAAAATGCACCTAGCGGAGAAAACAAAGGATTCCCTGACCACATCAAACGAGTTTTAGATATGTATAAAAACTTTTAATGGCAAAACGTGATAGTAAGAAATTTGTTCAAGCCATGGAAAAGTACATTGGTGAGCAGGTTCGAAAAGGGGTTTCAGGTCTTTATACAACTACTACATTTTCTGCAGAAGCAGTTGCAAGTGCCTTCAAAGAAGGATACAATAAACTAAACGTCGAGCTAGCTAAAGAAGGACAAGAGCTAGTACTAAGTGAAGCAGATTTTAAAGAAGTAGGAAAAGCAGGAGTAGCTGCAGTAACACAGTGGTGTGAAAACCCTAGAACTCATGGAGCATTGCGAGAAGTTACTGATACTTCAGTTACTTATGTTTCAAAAAGAGATATTCAAAAGCCGCATACATTATGTAAACAAGCCGCTATGGCTGTAATACAAAGAAAAAGAACAGAGCAAGGCAAAAGAAAGTTAAAAGGCGGCGGTATTGATCAAGAAACCGGAAAAAGAATATACGGAGCTGCATCCGAAATAGGCAGAGTAAAAGGTTATCAGCACAAGGCTCACCAAGGAGCAACAACTGTTGGAGCCGCTCGTCTTGCTGCAGGTATGGAATATATTTCTCGTACTAAAGATTTTGCAGGATTTGCAAAAAGTAAATCAGCAGAAAAATTAATGGAGATTTTTCAAGAAGTAAATATTGTTTTTTCAACTTCAGGAACAAAAGCTAAGGGAGGCACAATCTCCTTAAACGAAGATCAAACCATTCTTGTAGACGTATTGCCTAGAAGCGGAAATTTACAGGGTGCAGAAAAATTTGACTTTGCAAATATCAGACCAATACTAGAACAAGCAGTAGCTGACTATATTGAAGAAGCAAATCTTGTTGATTTAAAAGGATCAAAAAGCATACGAGAAAATGCACTTGAAGTTGCAGAGTATACCGTAATACAAGATATAGTTAAAGGCAGAAAAGCCCGGGTGTCCGGAGGTAATAAAAAGCCAAAAGGAAGAAAGAAAACTCATACAGAAGTAGGATCGAAAGCTAAGGCCCCTAAAAAGAGCAGAGTAGCAAAAGTAGCTTTAGTTAAAGGAAGTAAGGTAGCAAAAGCAAAAGAATCAAACTTTTCTCTTGCTCATTTGATGGGAGTTCTTAACGATAGACTCCCTCAGACTGTAGAAGCAAATATGGGCGCACCACGCCTTGTAAATCAAAGTGGAAGATTTGCAAACTCTACAAGAATTACAGATGTATCCACTACAAAACAAGGATTTCCAAGTATTGGGTATACTTACCAAAAGAACCCGTATCAAACTTTTGAAACGGGATACCGACAAGGATCTGAAAATAGAGATCCAAGAACTTTAATTGATTCATCTATAAGAGAAATAGCAGCACAATTTGCAATAGGAAGATTTTATACTAGGAGAGTATAATGGCAGCAAGAACATATACTACACGTAGATCTTCCATAGTAGACGCTCTTGTAGATAAATTAAAGCAAATTAATCAAACCGGTGATTTTTTAACTGATGTATTTGACAATGTGCATCCTCGCCTAAAGTTTTGGGACGAAGTAGATACTTTTCCAGCGATACATGTAAACGCAGGATCAGAAACTAGAGAATACCAAGGAGGCGGATATAAAGATAGATTTTTGAATCTCACCATTCGCTGCTATGTTAAAGAAACGGATGCAACAATAGCTCTAGATCAGTTATTAGAAGATGTAGAAACTGTAATAGAAGCAAACGGAAGATTGCCGTACAAAGATAAACAAGGTGCGACACAATCTACTCACGATATTACAATAATCAGTTTAGAAACTGATGAAGGTGTTCTTGAACCTTTCGGAGTAGCTGAAATACTAGTCCAGGTTCATTATTAGAAACGGCAGGCACGAGCAAAGGCTCACGTCCTAGCCCTTTCAATCTCTAGGAGATATGCTATGGCAGAACAATTATATTTTAGCAGAGACTCGAAACTATACATCGAATTTGATCCGGGCAGCTCTGGGGCAGTCTGGGAAATTCCTGTTCTTGATGGTTTCAGTTTCTCACAGTCTACCAACCAATCGGAAATCTCTCTTTCAGAAATGCAAGGAGCCGATGGATTGAGTCGACGAGGTAACCGAGTATTTACTGACTCTCTTGCTCCGGCGGAGTGGTCTTTTAGTACGTATGTACGACCTTACCAAGATGGAGCAAGCCCCAATGAACATCACGCAGTAGAAGAGGCTCTTTGGGCAGTAATGGCAGGTGCTGATAAGTATACTGCATCCACTGCAAGTGGTGCTCTTGATCCCGCAGATCTTACTTGTTTAACTGTTGGAGGCACTGTATCAGGAGCTACAAACGGTGTTTATACTATTAATGACGCTACTAGTGGACTTCTCTATGGAGGTTCTGGTGGTACAACTGGCGGTGCCGGCTCAGCGGCAGTAGGCTGGGAAATTGAAGTAACAATTGCAAGCGGTACAACTGCAACAGTTACTAAAATTGATTCCGGAGGTACTGGATTCTCAAATGGTGACATTATCAATATTCCTGCTACTATTTTTGGCGGAACAGGCGGCCCAATCACTCTAACAGTAGTTGGCGCAAAGTTGATTACAACTGGTGCATCTTTTTATAGAAATTCTCAACCAGATCCAAACTCCACACATGGTCCCGCGGTAGTTGTGAATAATCCTGTATCAGGCAACAATGGCGCGGCTATCAATTTTGGTCAGTCAAACCGATCAACTCTTGCTACTTGTAACCTTTACTTTGTAATGGAAACTAGCACTGCTAACCCAATGGTTTACAAGTTGGAAGCCGCAGCTTTTAACGAAGCCTCTATTGACTTTGAAGTAGATGGTATTGCAACCATTAACTGGTCTGGTTTTGCTGCTCAGGTTCGCGACCTGACTTCAGATAGCAAAGTAAGTACAGGTACTGCTGCTCGTTCTGGCACTGGTACAGCAGGCCATATTTATCTAGAAACAGATAATGACATGAAGTTTAGTATCTATTCAGCTACAGAAGCTGCAATCACTGCGGGCACCACAGGTGTTTCAGCAGTAGATGCAATTGATACTGGTACTACTTCTACTAAAGCATTTATTCGAAATCGTCTTACTCAGCTTCTTATTAGCACGACTGGAAGTGGCGTAGGAACCACGTTCCCGAATGGTGTTATCACAGGTACAGGCTCTTCTACAAAGAGCTCTTACAGCCTTACTCTTACGGGTGGAAATATTACTATCTCTAATAATATTTCATATCTCGTACCAGAGGAACTTGGTACTGTAAACGTTCCAATTGAGCACGTAACCGGCGGCCGAACGGCTTCTGGTAGCTTTACTTGTTACTTGACATTTGATGATGCTGCTCAGGGAACTTCAGTAGATCTGTTTAATGACATGACTCGAACAGGCTTGAACGAAGTTGTAAACGACTTTGATGTAACTTTCCAAGTGGGTGGTTCAGTAGCTAATACTCCTCGCTTGAATGTAAACATGCCGAAAGTACACGTTAACGTTCCTGCTCACTCTATTGAAGACGTTATTTCTGTTGAAACGAGTTTCGCTTCGTACACCGACGAATTTAACGTTGCAAATGAAGTCAACCTGGAGTACTTTGGAGTCGCTCTCTAAATTTCGCCCAGTGTGTCAAAGCCCGCTTCGGTGGGCTTTTTCTTTTATGTACAAAAAAAAGTTCTTGACTTTTTACCTCCTCTCCCTTATAATTACAAAATACAAAATTTCATTCACAAGGATTTAAAAAATGACAGATACACCCCCCGTTTCTCTCGCGAGTCTTATGACTGCAAGTAAAACTGTTGAAATTGATTTTCCTGGCTTTACCGGAATGACTGTCTCTCTATGTTATCTCGGACGAGAAGAACTTCTAAAACTTCGTAAGCGATGTGTGACTACAAAGTTCGATAAGAAAACTCGACAGCCAGAAGAAACATTAGACGAAGATAAGTTTATTGTTGAATACTGCAAAGCAGTAATTAAAGGCTGGTCGGGCTTAAAATATCGTTACCTAGAAGAGCTTCTTTTGGTAGATGTAGGAGACCTAGAACCAGACGACGAACTTCCTTATACTAAGGAAAATGCCGAACTGTTAATGAAAAATTCAAATGTATTTGATACGTGGGTAACAGATTCGGTAGGTGATCTTGAAAATTTTACCGGGAACAACTCGAACGAGTAGAGCAGCTACTCGAACGATACGTCCGTGAAGCAGACTCTAATATAGATGTTGATAAATATTTATTAGTCTGTGAACAGCTAGGTCAAGAACCCGACCCCTCCAAAATGCCGCTCGACCCTTCTGATTTTCCGGAAGAGGTTCAAGTGGCATTTTTTATGTTTAGTTTATTGCCGGACTACTGGGAAGGAATGAGTGGTACCTACATGGGGAAGCACTGGCACGGCATAGAATATTTTTTCGAGTTGTATGAAATAGAAGATCGTAAGACTGTATTCTACATTATGAAAATGTATGAAAATATGATTGTAAAATCTAAATACGAACAGCAAGAAATGAAAAGAAAGACAGAAGAGCGAAAAGCTAAAAGCGGTGGAAAAAAGTACACCCATAATGTTAGAGGCTAATGGCTAAGAAAAAGGTCACTATTGATGTAGAAGTCAATGGCAAAATGGAGAAGGTAACTCTCTCCAGTAAAAAATTACGAGAAGAATTAGATAATGTAGACCAGGCTGCTGATCAAAGTAGTAAGTCTGCTCGAACTCTTGATCGTAATATAAAAGGAGCAGCAAACGCTTCTTCAAATGCCAGTAAAAACTTCTCTAAAATGTCTCAAGGCATGGGCGGCCTTGTAGGTGTCTATGCTTCTCTTGCTGCAAACTTATTTGCATTAAGTGCTGCATTTAACTTTATGAAAAATGCTGCGCAAGTACAACAACTCGAACAAGCTCAATTACGTTTTGCAGCTAGCACTGGTAATGCTCTTGCTTCTGTTACTCATCGACTTCGAGAAACTTCTCAAGGTATGTTAGGGTTTAGAGAAGCTGCTCAAGCTGCTGCAATTGGTACTGCAAAAGGTTTTTCACCAAGTCAATTAAATAAACTAGCAGAAGGCGCTTTGCGTGCTTCTAATGCCTTGGGCCGAGACTTTGCAGATGCTTTTGATAGATTAGTACGAGGTGTTTCGAAAGCAGAACCAGAACTTTTGGATGAATTAGGAATTACTCTTAGATTAGAAACTGCTACAAAGCGCTATGCCGATGCTCTTGGATTACAAGCAGACGCACTTACTGAAACTCAACGAAGCCAGGCCGTTTTAGTCGAAACTCAAAGGCAGTTGGATCAAATTTTTGGTAATCAAGAAGCTACGGCCAATCCATTTATTACTTTATCAAAAGCTTTTGAAGACTTAATTAAAACTATTACCGAAGCGTTTCTACCTATATTTACAGTTATTGCAAATGTAGTTAGTAATAGCATTGGTGTAGCTGTCGGTTTGTTGGGTATTTTTGCATTTAACGTACTGAAAGGTGCAGGAGCCACAACATTTTTGGCGGATAAATTAGATTCAGTAGGAGAAGCAGCATCTGCAGCTTTTGATAAAGCAGAAAAAGATATTAAAGATTATAATAAGCAGCTAGAATTAGCTGACGATGCTCAAGAAAAAGTCCGTAAAAGTGCAAAGAAAACTTTTGAAAAGCAAGCAAAGCAAGCACTGAAAGGAGGAGCACAAAGCAAACTCCTAGAAAAAGTCAAAGGCGACGGATTTGATAGTTTAAATAAAAAAGAGCTTGGTCAGCTAAAAAGATTCTTAAAACTAGCAGAAGAAAATTCAAAGAAAACTGGTAGAGTAATGAGCGGTGCTTTTGAAAATATGTCTACTGAAGCCGTACAGGACATGAGAAAAGCTTTGGCTCAAATTGATGATCGAACTAAAAAGAGTGCCAACTTCTTTACTAAACAATGGACAAAAGCCAATCTTAGGTTCAGAAAAGCCATAGCTTTTAGTGATAAGCAAATGGCAAAATTTTTAAAAACTGCAGGCACTGGCATATCAAGTTTATCCAAAAAACTTAGTGGATTTGCCAGTGTTTTTAAAAGATTGGGTATTGCATATTTATTTATACAGATAGCCTTAGAAGTAGTAAAAGGAATAGATAGCTTAATACTTTTGACTCTTGAAGGTATCGATTTCATGATAAATTCTATTAGTCAAGCAATCGCAGGAATTGATTTAAGTAATCTTTCAGGAGCATACGCTGACTCTGATTTACGAGAAATAATTAGAGCTCCTGGACAAATGATAAAAGAATTTGAAAATGCTCGTGATGCTGCTGATGACGCGGCAATGGCAGTTCAACAATTAGACAAAGATTTTTCTGGTTTAGTAGCGGGTTTACAATCCGAAGAAGCAACCAGAATGAAACTTATGGCTGAAAATACAGAACAAGCTGCACAAGACATTGTTGATTCAATGGCAAGATCCAATTCTGCAATTAGAAACTTTATAAATACTGCAGAAGTTTCTAATGTTGCAAGGCAAATTGAAGAAGTAGCAGCATTAGATGGTTTTGGCGCAAATGCAAGAGCAGAAGAAGTCTTTGGCAGTCTTTCAAGTGTTTTAGCAGATTTCCAAAAAGATTTAGGAGGAGTTATTCCTGGCTTAGCAGAATTAGATATAACAAATAGAGCAGATGTTATTAAATTTTTTGACGAAGTAGGAAAAAAGACTAGAAAAGCAGATGATGGTATAAAGAATTTTACCTCCGCAAATGAAGCCTTAGCAGATACCATAAGGGATGGAGATATTTTTGCTATGGATTCTGCTCTAAAAGCCGTTACAAAAAGTTTAGAGGATGCCGAAGGTGCTATAACTGCAGAGGGCTTTAAAGGTGCATCGGATGCCATAGCCGTACTAAATGTTCAATTTGATAATACTTTTGCTGTAACAAAAATGAATAGACAAGCATTCATTGATTTTGTAGCAACAGCCGTAACAGAAACAAATAGACTTTTAAAGGCTGAGAAAGATTTAGCAGCAGAACAAGTAAAAAATGCGGCAATAAGAAATAGTTTTGATTCAAAAAGATCAACGCTTTTGACCGCCATTGCACAGCAAGAAAATACAGTTGCACAAATACAAAGAAAAATAACAACAGAACAAGGTCTTCGACAAGGGTTGGCAGAAGGCAGTCCTGATGCGGCTGCGGCGGATGCACGCATATTTGCTTTACAAAATGAGTTAACTGTAGAAAATGCAAAGCTCACAGTAGCACAAAAAGACTTGGGCTTTAAAACTCAAATATTAGATATAGAAGAGCAAATTAGAAGTGTTAAATTAGATGGAAGAGTTTTAAATCTTCAAAATCAACTGAATACTGCTTTAGGGAAAGAAGCCTCTCAAAGAAAACAACTTTTAAATTTAAAAATTCAACAAGCAAATGCTCAAGTTGAAGACATTGCAGAAGAAAATGCTCTTAGAAATCCTTTCTTTGAAAAGGATCGATTCCTTGCAGAAGAAAAATTAAAGTTAGTTCAACAAGAAGTAGCAGCTAGAACTGTACAGATAGAAGAAGAAAGAAAACTAAAACAAAGTCAAATAACTATGGAGTATGATCTCTTAGATAATAAGAGAAAGCAAACTCTTTTAGAGTTAAAACTTTTACAGAAGCAAATAAAGGGCGGAGTATACGGAGATGATACGGGCACTTTAGCCGGTGACGTCGATGGCCTAATAGACATGTACGGAGAAAATGGGGCTCTTGCACAAAGTTACGCTCGAGCCGAAGCAGCAGCTATTACAATCAATGACGAAACTGCTGCTGCCGCACAAAACGATTTGAAGCGTATGGAAAGAAGCGCTCAAAGAACAGTTGCCAGGCTCAATCCAATAACTGATATATTACATACAGCAGCAAAATCATTCAAGAATTCGATGGTAGATGCAGTAGATGCAATGTTTGACTCTTTGTCAGACAAAACCATGGATCTTGATGAAAAATTGAAAGATATTGCTAGAAATTTCTTAAAAGCAATACAAAGAAAAGCTTCAGAAGTACTTGTTGATGAAATTTTCAGAGCACTAGGATTAGCAGGAACAAGCCCCGCAAAGAAAATAGCATCGGCGCACGCAACTGGCTCTACTCAAATGTCCACTGCTATTACAACCTCAGGAACCGCTCACGCTAATGCAGTGGGGGCTCAAATAGCTATTGCTGGAGTAAGTCTTGGTAATCAAATTCGAGACGCATTGGCTGAAGGAGTCAAGGTATGCTGCTGCGAAGAAAATGTAGTAGATTCTTCAACAATAGAAAAAGCAGGAAAAACAGTGGAAGAGGCTCTTGGTGGCGGCGCTGAAGAGGTTAAAACTGGCATCCAAGATGCACTAAATAAAGATGTTTTAACTAATGTTATGGCGGAGCCAGAAAAACCCGATTTTCTTAAAGAAATCCCACAAGATGTAATGAATTATGGTAAAAAAGCCGGACAAGAAGTAGTAGATACAGTAGCAAAAGAGTTGGATACTGCTTTAGAAGATAGCATGAGGCCTGAGGAGCTTTTGAAAGATATACAATTACCGGAACTTTTACCAGAAAATCCCGGGTTTATAGATAAAGTTAAAGGATTATTTTCTGAAGCCGGACCAATTGCAGGAATATTCTCAACTGTAGGAGGCTTCTTTAAAAATATTTTCTCTGGAAAAGGTAGCGGCGGAGGAGTATTTAAAGGTTTATTTACAGGAATTAAAAATATCTTTACAGGGCTTTTCTCAGGAGGAGAGGGTGGAATATTTACTGGATTATTTAGTAAGTTTACTGGCTTTTTTACTGATCTTTTTAAGGGTGAAGGCGGAGGATTATTTTGTGGGGCTTTTGATGGCGTAAAAAGATTCTTTGGAAAGCTGTTTAGTAGTGATGGCCCAATTTCCAGTTTCTTTACTAAGACGGGTAACTTCTTCAAAAATCTTTTAGGTCCTGCAGGACCGTTTCCTGGGTTCTTTAAGGGATTCAAAGACTTCTTTGCTGACTTAATAGACGGGTTTAAAAACTTTTTCGGAAAAATATTCGGAGAAGGAGGATTTCTTTCGAATGTAATTCAAGGAATTGGTAAATTACTTCCAAACTTCTCTGGTGTAGTTCAAGGAGCAAAAGACTTTTTTGGCAAAATATTTGGCGGTGGAGAAGGCGGAGGCCTTGGCGGTATTTTTGAGAAAATTAAAGGTTTCTTTGGTTCAATATTTAGTGGCGGAGAAGGCGGTACAGGCGGTTTCTTCTCTAACATAATTAGTAAAGTTACTGGTCTTTTTAGCAGTGGTGGAGAAGGTGGCGGATTCTTCTCGAATATAATTAGTAAAGTTACTGGACTATTTACTGGCGAAGGTGCTGGTGGTGGTCTCGGAGGTATTTTCTCAAAAATATTAGGAGGCTTTACTGGCGGCATGGGCGGAGGTCTTGGAGGACTTTTAGACCCTGGAACTCCTTTACACAAAAAGCTATTTGGGCCAAAAGATAAAGACTATGATACAGGAAACCATCCTCTGGGACAAGTCACAGAAGATATGGCGAATAATATTGCCGAACTCGTTTACTATGCCGAAGTAGAAAATCAAAGAGCACTTGCACAGGGTGGACAAGCTGGTGGCCCTCTCGGAATGCTTATGGGCGGAGGAAAGGGAGGAATGATGGGCAACTTCCTAGGTTCCTTTGGAGATATACTCGGTGTTTCTGGGGGCGCCGGAGGCGGGGGCTTCCTAACTCAGCTTACAAGTATCTTTGGAGCAAAAGGTGGTGGTGGATTCCTTGGAAGTCTAGGAAGTATTTTCGGCAGTTTCATGGGCGGCGGCGGCATGGGAGGTGGCGGCATTCTTAGTATGCTTGCTAATTTTATTCCCGGAGTCGGGCCCTTCCTTTCCATGGGATTGGGCATGCTAGGCTTTAAACATGGCGGTATCATGGGACAAGGAGGAAATAAAATTTCAGGGTATAATCGTGGCGGTATTGCCAATGGCCCAATGTCAGGCTACCCTGCGGTACTTCATGGAAATGAAGCAGTTGTTCCTTTGCCCGGAAACAATAAAATACCTGTAGAGCTAAAAGGCTCGGGCATGAACCAACAAAATAATAATGTAACTGTAAATGTTTCAGTTGATGGCAATGGAAATGCGAATCAAAGTGTAGAAATGAAAGAAGGCGAGTCAGAGATGTTGGGCAAAGCAATTTCAATTGCTGTACAAAACGAACTAGCAAATCAAAGAAGAGCGGGTGGAATGCTTAGCCCATATGGAGCAGGATAATGGCTAGAAAGTTTAGTTTTCAAATTATAAAGCCAGGTTTAGGGACAGGGACAAATACTTTTCAAAGAGATTTTTACAAAGAAATTGCGCGAAGATTTCCAGACACCTCTCCTGTAAATAATACAGTGGAAGATACTGCTGCATATATAGTAAACGAACTTTATGATGATAAAGGTCTTACAAGTGTAACTGCGGAAAAAGAAATAACTTTTGATCGTGGAATTGGAAAAAAGTCTACTCAAAGAGTTTTGATAGCAAATTTTGGCGATGGATACGAGCAACGTATAAAAGATGGCTTAAATACAAAGGATGAGACTTACAATATAAAATTTAATAATAGACCTTGGGAAGAAATTGAACTAATATCTGCGTTTTTGGATGTAAAAACTCCAGAGAATTTTACAATTACAATTCACCAAGAGGATATTAAAGTAGTGTGCGATGACTACTCTGTTACTGTAACTCAAAATGAAAACCAGTCTTTAACAGCAAATCTTAGACGAGTATATGAATAATGTCTTTAAGTGATACAAATGTAATTGCAAGTGATGTACAGTCTCTTTATTTAAAAAATAATGAAGGGCTCATAACTTTATTTGAATTAGTTCTTGTCAGCACGACAGGAGCAAATCAAACTTTTTATTTTCATGGAGAAAAATCCCCAGAAGATATAACTTTTGACGGCAATACTTACTTGTCATTTCCTTTATCTTTAGAGGGAATAAATACTACTTCCCAAGGCCCCTCTAATAGGCCTACTTTAACTATTCCTAATGTTGAAACTGTTCTTAAAAATAACTCTAAATTAGATATTGCTACAGGGACTTCTTCGGATGCACAACAAAATAATTTTCAAGTCGAAGATTTATTGAATAAGAGAATTACTAGGCGTCGTACCCTACAAAAGTATGTAGGTATTGGGTCCAGTTCTCCCGAGGCAAGCGGTAATTTTGAATTTCCAAAAGCAGTATATATTATTGATAGAATAGCAGAAAAAACATCTTTGTCTATTAGCGTAGAACTTGCTTCTCCGTTCGAGCTAGAAGGTTTTTCAATACCGTCGAGACTTGTTACAGGAAAGTATTGTCCCTGGGTATACAAAGGATATGATATAACTTCCTCAACTCCTCCAGATGTAAAAAGCGGTTGTTGGTGGAAAACAGATAATAAGTCTTATGCTGCAGGAATAATTGTTTATAACAACGGGAATAACCTACAAACCACTTCTAGTGGCAGAACAAAAGTTCATATTACTTTTACTGCGGATAATGAGCCTCTTATTTATTCTTCATTTATAACGTCAGATAGAGTTCCTAATTGGAGATCAAGTGGGCCGACAGGAAGTGAGCCAAAGAAGCAAAGCGGAATAAATGCAACTTATAGTGCAGGATATTTAGTGCAGTATAACAATGAAATATGGCAAGCAAGAAGAGATGTAAATGTTACAACTCCTCCTTTTGAGAATAGTCCTTCTTGGATTCTGTGCAGAGTGTTTAACGACTGGGATTCTACAGGAGGAACTCCATATACAGTTAATATTGATGATTCAAGAAAAAATTCTTATGTCTGTTATAATGGAGAAATATACAGAGCTATTCGTAATAGTGGACAAAACTCTTCATTTCCTTCTATGAGACCTGATATTAACCCGAATTTTTGGGAAATAGCAGAGACTTGTGGAAAAACAATTGAATCATGTAAATACCGATATCAAGCGATTCCATTTGAAAAGCCAACTAAGTCAGATGGGAGTGTACAAGATAATTGGCCCGTTATAGACGTTTATGTAGATAAAGATGGATTTAATAGAGCATATTCTGCTCAATCACTAGATACCCAAGGAATACTAGCGTTTGGAGGATTCCCGGGAACTAGGCGGTTGAGATGATAGGTGATTTTTTACACTTAATAGAAAAACACTTTTTTAGAGAATATCCTCGTGAAGCTTGCGGATTATTAGTTGTTAAAAAAGGAAAGGCAGAATGGGTTCCGTGTACAAATGTTGCAGAAGATGGTAAAGATTTTGAAATAGATTCAAGAGAATATATTAAAGCACTAAAAACTTCAGATATTGTAGGAGTAGTACATAATCATCCTGATTCAACAAATGATCCTTCTCCTCCAGATATAGCAAATTGCAATGCTTTAGGAGTGCCTTACTATATTTTTTCGTATCCCGGAATGGACTTAAAAATACTTCAACCGGAAAAAAATTATACAGAATTATATGGTCGAGAGTATTCTTTTGGCACACAAGATTGTTTTGAAGCAATGAGGGATTATCTAGCCAAAGAAAATATAAGTATACCCCCTAGAGCCTCATTTAAAGAAAAATGGTTTGAGAAAGATTTAGATTATTTTAATCCTGAGACAGTAAAACTCTGGAATCATAAAGAAGTACCTGTAGAAGATATACAAAAGAATGATGTTATAACTTTTTGTATATATTCTGAAGTAGCTAATCATTGTGGCGTTTATTTGGGACAAGATGTATTTTATCATCATGCCAGAGGACGTCTTTCATGCAGAGAGAGTTTATACCCTTTTTGGGCCCAGTACATAGATAGAGTATATAGATATGTTGCGTAATGTTTACATTAATGGAGACTTTGGAGATAAATTTGTAAAAGAAATGCAAATTTATGCAGAAAGTGTTGCGGACGTTATAAAGTGTTTGGAAGCAAACTTTGGTATAAATAAAGTCAAAAAATATTTGTATGATAAACATCAAGAAGGGGTTAGATATCATATCGAAGCGTGCGGTGTAGAGCTTGATGATGGAAGAGAGTTATTAATGAATCTTTCAGAAGGTGATATAATTATTACTCCTGTTCCTGCCGGATCAGACGGAATAGCAAGAACTATTGCAGGAATAGTATTAATTGTAGTAGGGGCTATAACAGGGCAAGGCTGGCTTGTATCAATCGGCTTAAACTTAGCAGCTTCTGGAATACAAGAACTACTTGCTCCAGACCCCTCTGTGGATGAAGAAGAAGAATCTTATCTATTCGATGGAGATCAACAAAATATAGTAAATGGGGATCCAGTTCCCTTATTGTATGGTCGATTAAGAGTACAAGGACAACCCGTTAGTTTTGAATTAAAGCCTGGAAAAGTAACTTACAATAATACTCAAGGTATGGATATATCCGGTGTAGAGGGCGGAGGAGACGGGCCTGCACATTTCGATGATCAGAATGATGGAGATCAACATTTAGACACTTCATTACCTTATGATTCTACAGACCAAGGAACCGATACAACAACTACTGAAACAACTCAAACAGGTACAATAACGAGAACAACTGGAGCACCCGGACGTCAAAGCGGAGGAAAAACAGTAAAATGAGCATGAAAAGAGGTAGGCCCCAGTCTCGTCCCGTCTCACTGACGTTAGAGTCCAAATATTTACAAAATAGCGAGCAGAATCAAGGCGCTCGCGAACAAGTTGTGGGCATTACTGATATTATTTCTGAAGGGCCGATTCAAGGACTTGTAAAAGGTGGAAAAAGCATCTTTATAAACAATGATCCTTTATTTGATGATGAAGAAATAGGATATGCTGCTTCCTTTTTTACTGCTAGCGGTAATTTATCGCAAACTACTATTACTTTACATGACTACTCAAGAAATGATTTAGACTACGAAGCAGAAATAAGTGCCACTACTCCTAGAAATGTTTTTATTCAAAATATCTGGAAGTATAAAAAAGGAACTGCGTCAGATGAATTTTCGTTAGCTTTTCAAATAAATTATCAATCGGTATCCGGTTTTGGTTCCGTTCCAAAGGAGATACAAGTTACTCTTACCGGAGATTTCTCAAATGTTCCTACTAGTGTTGCATATGCTAACGGTCTGGGGGGAGGTACAGAAAGCTGGAATAACTGGCCGTCAGGTAAAGCACTTGCTTATCTTTTAAATGACAGAGGAGATCTTGCACAGTCTTTTGTAATTACTAGTGTGACTAGTACACAAATGGTTCTTAAGCAAACGCTAAACTTTAGACGAGATAACAACTTTGCCGAGTGGATAGAAAACTTGGCAACACAGTTGCGTATAGGACTAGTTTATAAGTGTAATGCTTTTTCTAAAACCAACAAAACATTAACATCAACTACTCCTATTTTAAGAACCTTTACAAAAGCCCCTATAACAATAGCGGCAAAACAAGACTCTAGTACTGCTGATCAATCTAGAAGAAAAGTTAAATCTTCTGGGTATCAATTAAGGCATGGGTATATAAATCAAGCTCCTATTCAAAATTTAGGAGGAGCTGGAGTTGCTTCTATTCCTTTAACTCCTCATCCTGAAATGCATACAAATGAGCCCTATTCAATTATAGCACAGGGAGGCAATGCGTTTGAAATAGATAAAGTTGATTTAACTTTTAAATATCCTGGCGGGCTGTACATGATGAAAAGGGAAGCTACTGAAAAGTGGCTGTGCGGTGCTGGATACACTGTACAACTTGAAGTACAAAACGCTCTTGGAGAATTTGTCAGTCCTAATACTGATGGTACTGATGAATATGTTGAAGGAAATGCAAGAGTAACTCCTGAAATGTGGGATCATTTGACAGGGGCATTTGGATGGGGAATACTAGGAACTGGAGACGGAGGCCCTTTTAGTAGCAGTTCGAATCCTGCTCAAGAAGTAAGGAATCTGCTGGGTAGCAACACTAGGCCTCTTCCGGGACAAGGACGGCATATATTAAGTCATGGCGGTGCCTCTGGCGGAGGAATAGGAGGTGATGGATATACAAGTGCTGTCGCCTTTACGCATACTATTGATCTCACAAAATATCAACCTTATACAGGGTTTAAGTTAACAGTGAGAAGAATAACAGAATCTGGAAACATGACAGATGACCAAAACGGAAGAGCGCATACATATAACGATCAGCATGATGGAAAAAGATTTGTACAGCTAGGCTGGAGAGGTTCAGATGTAGCTAAATGGCAGGCAATTCAAGGCGGTGGCATATCCCAAGCAATGGGAGTAATTACAGAAAAGTTTAATTATCCACATACTGCCATGGCAATGGTTACATTTGATGCGAAGTCATACTCTAGTGCTCCGAAGCGGGCTTATGAGTGTTATGGCTTGAAAGTACGAATACCAAAAAATTATATAACAAGAGAAGAGTTCGGGTTATTAACTTCAGACGACAGTCCTGATGCAAATAGAAATGAAGTTGTAGGCGGTCTTCCTTCTCCAGATAGGCTGTATCAAGGATTTTTTAACGGACAATTTCATGAAGAAAGAGTATATACTGATAATCCTGCATGGATTTATTATGATATGCTCACTAATAATAGATATGGTGTAGGAGAGTTTTTACAAGACTCAGATATTGATGTTTATTCTTTATATAGAATTGCAAAGTATTGCGATGAACTAGTTCCTGATGGAGCTGGAGGATTCGAACCTAGATTTACTTGTAACTTATACTTGTCAAAAGCAACCGAAGTATACAAAGTAATGAAAGACATGGCCACTATTTTTAGAGGTTTAATGTACTGGATGGATGGAAAGCTAACAACATTAATAGATGCACCTACCCCTCCTGTATACACATTTAACAGATCTAATGTTGTTGACGGTAATTTTGCGTATACATATACAGGTAGTAAAACTAGAACTAATCAAGTCGTAGTTTCTTGGAATAATCCCGCAAATCAATATAAACTAGAGCCTTTATTTGTGGAGGATCGAGCTAATATTGCTAAAACAGGTCAAGTTATTAGAACAGAATCAACCGCATTTGGCTGTACCTCGGCAGGACAAGCTATTAGGTATGGCAGATGGAAGCTTTGGACATCTATTAATCAAACAGAAATTGTTAATTTTGAAACATCATTAAATGGAGTTTTTCTAAGTCCCGGCGATGTAATTAATGTTCAAGATAATCATGATCAAGAGGTAAAGTATGGTGGAAGAATACTAGATGTAACTTATAATACTGCCACCACTGTGGCATCAATTACTATAGATCGTCCTTTAGCAGAAGGTAATCTTATCGGGACTACTCCAAAATTAGTAGTATTAGTTGCAGATGCTAAAATTATAGCCGAAGATCGATTTGAACAAAGTTCTAATAATTTTATAGAAAGAGGCGAAGCATTAGTTACACAATCAAGTGGCTTTAATGCTTTTTGGGAGCTACAATACCAAGGTACAGGAGAACCTACTAGAGCTTTCGTAGTTGATGAATTTAGTCAGCTTTCAAGTATGGGATTTCCTGCCTCCATAATAGGATCAATTGTTTATGTAATAGGAAATAGTACTTTTTATGAGTACAATAATGGCTGGGCTGCTTCTACACGATCAATAACTCTAGAAGAGCTTTTATCTAGGGCTTGTGATGTTAATAAAAACCCTGTGTTTTTAAAAGTTTCTCGAGAAACTCGAACAAAAGATCTTGCACTTACAAACCCTGATGATGCCCGAATAGAGGGTACGACTACAATTGTTATACCCGCAGGGGAAGTGGAAAGTAGTACAGAAGCTGAAGCAATTAAAACCGGAGGAATATGGGCATTAAAAGATAGTCTAGAAAGTGTGGCCGGCTGTAAAGAATATAAAGTTATAGGAATAGAAGAAGTATCAAAGAATACTATAGCAATTAGTGCAGTTGAGTATTATAATGAAAAATTTGATATAATTGAAAATAACTTTACTACTACTGAACGACCTGCTACTTTCCCATTGGAGGACTATAATAAAAATGTACCGCCTCCTACAGGCTTAAGGGTTATAAAAACTCCAAATTTTGCACAGCCAGGAGAAGAAATTACTGTAGCTTGGGAGGCTCCTGAGGTCACACAGGATGGAATATTTATAGACGGATACCAAATAACTCTTGATATTCCTCAACAACCTAGAACTCAATTTACTGCAGGTAAAAGCTATAGTTATTTACAAGTCCCTGACGGTCAATATACCGTACAGGTTAGAGCTATATCTACAAACGGTAGATTATCTAGACCAGCGACGGCAGACTTTACAGTTCAGGATGTTTTTGGTGGAAATTATCCTAGAGACCACGGCTTAATCAAAGGAGGCTCTGTTAGTGCTAGATCAGTTTTAATAAATAACACTGATACTAAACATCTAAAATTTGAAACTAATCCTGTATATTTTTATTCTCTTGCAGATACGGGCCCTACTAGTAAAGCTGTTAGTTTAGGGTTTTTAGACTGGGAGAATCTGATTCGTCGAGCAGGTGCGGCGGATTCAAACAGCCCCAGTAATAACGATATTACATATAATTCTACTTGGTTTTCTAAAGCAAAAAATTTAACCAAGAGAACTGCATTTGTAGCTTTAAGACATTATAGAGAAAACGATTATCACTCGAATGCAAATTGTGAAATACGAGTTATAAACTACGCGAGAGACGGTAAGTTAAATGTAGATTATTGGTACGATCAATTAAAGCAAAACAGAAAAGCTTACAGACAAAATGCAACAGCAGAAAGTGATTATTATGCTTTTACAGGAAGTCAAGCTACTGAGGATATATGGACAAGAGGCTCCGACTGGGGGATTGTAAGTGTTGACGATGGCAGTGCTAGAGTAAGGGGGTTTGGAACTAAATTTTTACGAGATTTTCGTACTACGAGTCTAATTAAATTTTCGGAGGATCAAGCTGCACACGTATCACATGTTGAAGACGACGTTACTCTATTTATAGATAAAACTTTTAGCTTCAAAACCCATGACATTACTAATGTTAGTTTTAATACAGCCAGAACAGAGATAACGTATACTTCTCCAAATCATACTTTTATAGTAGGCGATAATGTTAATATATCAGGACTAACTGGCGAGTTTAATGTTCAAGGTCTTAAAGCAGAAATTACAGCAGTTACAGCAACTACTTTTACTATACAAAAGACTACAACGGCAACAACAGTCGGCGATACCACAGGAGTTGCTACAACTAAAATCGATGCATCTCTGTATTACAGAGATGAGCTAGATTTAGACTTTGAATTTGACTTTTTAATTGGATTTTTAGATCCTTTTGCTTCTGAATTTACACAAACTTTTAGAAGTTTCTTGACTTTAAATCCCGATATTGATCAAAATCAGAGAGCTCTTATAATAGATACAAATGTTCCAATTCTTAATTATGATGGGGATTTAACTACTCCGGCTCTTACAACAACCTATACCGATATTACTTTAGATATTCAAGCCCTTGGATATGGTAGCCCAGAAATTAAAGTAACTGGAGACGGCTTCACAGATTTAGCAACTTTACTTACTGGAGGAACGGGAGGAGTAGGTGCGGACGTAGGCTTTGTACCTGCAAATAGTCGTGGTCAAAGATTGCTTCAAATTGTTGGCGCTAGCACAGATTTCCCCGTACCTTATGACGGAGGAAGTTCTTTAGATTTTACTATAGCTGTAAGAGATGCTGCGGATGCTGCAAATACAAATAAACAATTAACAAAAACTTTTAAAATTGAAAGATTAAAGGACGGGGCAGAAGGCACCCAAGGAAGAACTGTAGATTTAACAGCAGAAGATTATACTATTCTTTATGACAAAGATTTAGCAAATCCTGCCCATCAAGGAACAGCAGATATTGGAGGAGGCACTAATAATGCAATTACAATAACTGCGGCTGCAAGAAACTTTGAAGGAACAGCTCTTTTTAGATTTGAAGAAAACGGCACTCAAGGACAGTGGCATCAAGGAACAAATAATTCTTCTACTACTACGTTCACTGTACCTTCTACCTTTAATGATGCCGCTTGGGGAGGAAAGAACAGTAGACATTTTGAGGTAAATGTCACTCCAAAGCCTTCAGGCTGGGATAGTCTAGATTCTGCAGCTAAACAAACTGCAGCAAATCTTTCTTTTACTGGAGATGCCACTGCCACTCCTCCAGTTGAAGGACAAGGTGCAGTAGATAGTATAAGTATTGTAAAAACTCATGTCGGTCAAACAGGCCCTGGAGCAATAACAGTACATCTTGAAAATTTTGGTCATGTGTACCAGACTCCTGCTACTCGAATAGTTCCTGCGGGTACGATTACTGGGTCTGGCTCAGAACTTGAAGTCATAATTGGAGGAGTTGTAGGAGAGTATGTAGGAACTCTGTCTAATAATGTGGGAGGAGCAAATGATAATAGTCTTTCTGATGGGCAGTGGTATGTTAAAGATATATCTCATGATTCAGGGCTCACTGTAGGAAATCTTAGTAGAAAGAGTAGCAGCGCTACCCATCTAGATTATAATAAAATAGTTATTGCGGAAGCCTCTGCTAATACTGGAAATAGTTTAGATGATATTGAATTAATAACTTGGACAATAAGTGTAAAGCACGACGGGTCAGTGACAACACACAATGTTAGTCAAACTTTAACAAAAAGTCCTGTAGGAAGGGATGGACGTCTGCGTGCTTTAATGTTTAAAAGAACAACGACAGAAACTGCACCTACAGATGTTCCTGTAGTTACATATAACTGGAATACTACGTCTTTTAGTATTGATACTGCAAATGGTTGGAGCGACCAGCAACCCGGTATAGATCAAACAAATAGATACGTATGGCAACTTGAACAACACTTAAATGATAATCGTCCAACAAGTAATACAACTACTAGTAGTAATAGTGGTTGGACGGGTCCAACTCTTATTGCTAGGTATGCAGTAGATGGTAATACTCCTGCTGCGGGACAAAACGCTCGAACAGTTGAATTAAATGCTGATGATAAATATGTATTTACATATGGAAGTGACGGTACTACATTTGTTCCTGCAAGCCAATCTTTAGATTTTACAGCACTTGCTCGAGGTACTGCAAGTACTAATTTCTTTGAGTTTTTTATTGGAGACGGTGCAGGAGGATTTACTTCTTTAAATAGTGGCACCCCTACTACATCTAATAGTATAACTATATCTTCTGGTAATGCACCCGCGGCATTAGCAAGCAAAATAGTAAAAGTAGAGCTGAGGGAGGGTAGCGCTACAAGTCCTGTTGTAGCCGTCGATTCCACTGCAATTTATGGAATTAAAAATGGATTGGATGGTACAAATGCTTTATTAGGATTTTTAACAAATCCAGTGCATGTACTTACTGCTTCAAACACTGGAGCTGTAGCTTCTACTGAATATGCTAATGCTGACGGAGAATTCAGAGTATTTCTTGGAACTACTCGGATAGATAATACTTCGGATTGCACATTCAGCATATTGACGGGTAATACTACAGGAATTAATTCTCCTATTACAGATTATGTAAGTATTGATAATAATGGTAACTACTCCGTAGGATTTAATGGATCAGCTGCACCCATAGCAGATAGTACTAATTCTGCTGCAATAGGTTTTAGAGCAACAATTGATAAGAGTAGAACAGGAACAGCCGCAGATGTGACTATAGATGTTAATTTTAAAATTAGTAAATCAAAAGCTGGCCCTCAGGGTACAGGAACACCCGGGGCTCCAGGAGCTCGAACAGCAACAGGATACTTATACTATCAGCAATCGGACAGTAGTTCTGGTTTTACTGGCACTGCTCTTAATGCAAGCCTTTTAAGCTATAACTTTACTAACGGAGTAATGAGTGGGTCAGGAATAGCTAAACATAATCCGAATGCTTCAAGCAATAATTCATTCCATCAAGAGCCTCCCCCTTTTGATGCAGGAACTGGACAATCTTACTATTATTATGCATTTACTGCAACTGAAATTAATTATAATAGCACTAGTGGTACTTATACTGGATCATCAGTAATTATTTCTCCTTCCAGCGGCCCGACAAGAGGCGTTGGATTTTCAGGACTTGTAACATTTACAAAAGACCCCTCTACTGGGGTTGTAACTTCGAGTGATGGAAATATAAAACTTGGCCCGGGCAGTGGTGGGGACTATACTCAAATTGATGGTGGAAATATAATAACTAATACCTTAAATGCAAACGCGATTAAAACTGGGGAAATTAGTGTACTGGCAACTAGTTTAGGGGTATTAGATAGTACCGCTGTAGCAAATATTGTCGATCAAAATGCAATAACTTCAATAACAGTGGGTAGTACAACACACACTAGTGGAGCAGTAACAATTCCTGAGGCTTCCGGAGATGACACCGCAGGAACTTTAGAAGCTGGAACATTTATTAACGACGGAAGAATAATTCTTGCTACTTGGGGTATAGGATTTGCGGGAGACAATGTACAACAAGTTACGGATGAAAATGGTCAAACTCAAAATATTTCTATTGCTAATGCAATTGATATAAATGCAAATACAACAGGTACAGGATATAGCGGTACTGATAATAATGCCATAACAATTTACGATGGAAGTACTCCAAGAGTAATACTAGGAAAACTGCCGTCATCAAGCTAAAAACACCTACAAAAAATAAACCTTGACATTTCATGTTGACATTGATATAATCATGGTTAAGTAATGATAAAAGCCTCCTCCTGGAGTACGTTAAGAAACAAATGGATATAATTCAAGTAGTAAAAGGAGACACAGGGCCCGCGCTAAAAGCGACTGTAACTCGAGCAGACACTGGAGGAGCCTTTGTAGGTTCTGGCAGTATAGCTTTGCGTATACGCAAAAAAGGTACTTCAACAGTTCTTGCAAATATTGCAATGGATAGTGCGAATTCAAATCTGTCTGGAGGTATTTTAGTTTTTTCATTACAAGAGTTTTTGGCTCCTTCAGTTGGAGACGGCCCAGACGAAGGGTTTTACGAAGGAGAAATAGAGTTTACTTTATCGGATGGAAAAATAATGAGTGTTTTTGAACTAATTGACATTAAAGTAAGAGATGATTTTGGGTAATGAAAAAGAGTCTTATACTTAAAAGCGCTTTTGCAGAAAATAATCCTGTACTTAAAAAAGCTATATCAACTACACCAGAACTTGAACAGTCAAATGTAAATGTTCCTGTTTTCAAGGAGCTTATAGAAGATACTCCTAAATTAAAAGATTCGGAGGTAGTAAGTTACATAAGTATTAGGGTTTAAAATGTCTTTAGATTTTGAAATTTCGATTCTATTAGCAGAACTTAAAGACGACCCTAGATTTGAAAAGGCTACTAGCACTAGCCCCATTTTAACAGATACCGGTCTTGAAAATGACCCTTTAATATCAGGAGTTAGTGGAAATACCCCTCTTTTAGGGACTCTTTCCATAAATACTCCTGAATTTTTAGATATACGACTTGATCTTTTTTCAGTTCGTACCGAAAAAACTTTATCAACTATTGGTGCTTCGGACATATTTGAACTTCTTGTACAATATAGAAGAAGTATAAAAGAAAAGGCAAAAATAAAAGAAACGCACACTTCTTTTATAACTACAGACAAGAAAGAACAACTTACTGTAGATATTTCAAAAGCATTAGATCTGAGAAAAGGTCATGTACAAGATAAACTACTCTTAAAGCAACAAATAGAGTTTTTAAAGGGTAAAACAGAATTTCCTTATGATGTAGTTTATTTAGCACAGTTTGTTGATAGACTTCCAAGAAAAAAGACTTTAAGTGTTGCAACTCTGAATGCTAGTAATATAGATGTAATCTTAAAGTCACCAAGAAGGCCAAAAGAAAGAGTAGAGGCAGTAGATACTGCATTAGTAGTAAAACTAGGAAGATTATTACTTGCACAGTCTTTCTTCAAGCCCAGTGACGATGATTTTAGAAAGGTAGCGAAAGAAGCTTCAAATAAAATTACTGTAAATACAAAAATTGAGCCTTTTGAAGTAACCCAGATTAAATCAGAAAGAACTACTCTAACAGATGTATCAATAGTAGGAAAATTGATAGTTGCACAAACTTTCTTTAAACGACCCGAAGATGATGAATTTAAGAAAGTATCAAAGATAAAAGAAAGTTTATCAAAAGTATCTACAAAATTGGATCACTTTGATGTAACAAAAGAAGTATTAGAAAAAACTGATTTAACAGATACACCTTTGGCAGTAAAGTTAAAAACACTTGCTACGTTTTTTAAACGACCAGAGGATGAAGAAACTAGAAAGACTGTAAAAAATCGCAAAGTTCTAGCACAACTTAAAGCAGTTATCAACAATAAAAATGTTGAAAAAGAAAAATTAGATAAAGGGCAGGCAAAGGATAGACTTATTCTTCCTATTTTAAAACCTCAAATATCTAAGGACACTGCAAAATTTATAGAAAAAATTCAAAAACAGTTCAATGTTAATAATGCTTTAGTAAATGCTGAATTAAAAAGTCAATCCACCCTTAAACCTAATATAGTAAAACAAAGCATAGCGAATCCAAAAGATTCTATACTAGATGGTAAGCCACAAAAAGCAAGAGTTGCATTTGATAGGCTGTTTATTACAGAAGATTTACAATTTGATAGAGATGATAAAGTTTCATCTAAAGCCGTACTCAAATCTATCCCCGAAAAGCACGCAATTTCAGTACAACTTAGTAACTATAATGCAAAAGATCAAGTAATAAATGTATCAGATATACGAATAGCATTTGATTCAGGAAAAATAACTGTATTTAGTAAGAAAAAGCCCTTAAAAAGGCTTAATAATCAAGTAAAAAGTAAAAGTAAAGTAAGAAAACTTGCTAAAAAGCCTGTAAATCAAAATACAAAGACATCAGATACCTCAATAGTGGCTTTATCAGAAACTTTAACAAGTTTTTGGAGAGTAAAAGAAGATACAACTAAACTTTTAGCAGGTAAAAACCCGTTACCTAGCAAAGTAGATGCTAACACAAGATTAATAAAGAAAAAAACAGAGTTAGCACCGTTTTTAGATACAAAAAATTTAAGAGACGTATTAGTTTCAGTAAATAATGCAGAACTACCTATAGAGAGATTAACCTCTAGTGATTCTTTAGCACCTTTTGCAAGAAAACGTTTAACAACTGAAAGTAATATAACCGCAGAAATTTATGAAAAAGTACTTGATAGAGAATTAAGTACTGAAATCATAAATACCTCCATAAAGGGCGTGGCCTTTATGAGAGAAGAATCTTATACAACTGGAGCTTATTTTTTAGAACCGTATGTTGTTGTACCACCGGGCCGATCACGCCAATTTTAAAGGAGAAATTAAATGTACCAAGACGATTGTCGACTAAAAGGTGTTGTAAACCTTGTCCTTCGTGATAAGAACGGAAAGGTAAAACAGCACAAAACAATCAGAAATAAAGTCACAGATTATGGAGTTGCTCATATTCTGCAAAGACTTGTTGATGATAAGCAAGATAGGGAAGGTTCCCATCAAATGCCCCGAATGATGAGCCATATGGCAATCGGAATCGGTGCTGCAGCAAGAAGCGGACCTCACAGATATAATGCATCAGATTTTGATGACCCGGCAGGCAATGGCTCTGCTGCCCGTCGTCGAGCAGCAACAGCAAGTACACATGACCGCATGCTTCAAGATGAGCGCGGTGAACGTGTGCAGCTCATGAAAGACACTACAAAAACCGGAGACTATGCCGTTCTTACTGGAGCCGTGTTAAATCAAGCAGGTTCCGCAGTAATGATACAAACAATTTCTGCTAAAACTGTTCTTGTTTTTAATACTACAAGTGCAAATAGTGGAGCAGATGCAACAGTTAAAAAACTAAGAGTAGGTCTTAGAATTAATGGTATTGGAGAAAGTACAGAAACTACAGCTCAAAGAGATATTATTTCTGATAACTTAACTATTACTAAAATTGAATCTGGAACTCCTACATCTACTGCTACAAGCGTTACTTTGAGTGGGACACTTAACTCTACTAGGGCGACTGCTTTGGCAAGTGTTACTGGCTTAGTTATTGATGTAGAGTATGTTGGACAAGCTGGAGCAGGAGCATCTACACTTACTACTTATTCAAATAGCTTTCCTCATCCCACCCATCAAATTGCAGAGCCAATGAACTTGAACACCACTAAAGGGCCTTTTAATAGTGTAGGAACTCAAGATGGTGTAACAAATAGCGATTTTAATGAAGATGGTCTTGCTCTTTTAGGAGTGATTAGAGGTCGAATCGGAGCATTTTATGAAAGAGAAATCGAAGTCGATACAGATTTGGTTGGCTCTACTGCCGCTCTTACAGCGCTTGGCTATCCTACCGAAAAACCTGACGAAGCTGGCTATGCAAAACTAGATAGTGGTGTTGCACGTTTTCCCTTTTTAGGCGATGCTGCAGCGGCCCCTGCAGGCAGTCCCGCAGGAACAAATAATAATCCTCCTGCAACTCAATTTGTGCAGTTTGGTACCGCTGTTGATGGAATTTTTCATGGCGCACTCGTAGGTTCTAGTCTAGTTGAGGATAAGGGAACTGCAGCAGAAGGCACTCCCCATGCAGAACATAACTTTGGAGGTGTCGGAGGTTTAGGAGATCTTGGAGGCTTGGTAATTTCAGGCAGGGGTGTTCGACAAACGGCCCAGTTTGTGGCAGCTTCAAATAGAATTAAGTATGCGCCTTCGGGTACTGCATATGATCCTAATGCTTTGAAGGGAGCCAAAAAGCACGGTAATAGAATTGTTTACGTTGCAACATTTAAAGAAAATAATCCTAGGCCCGAAACTGACTATGATCCATTTGGAACTTCATGGCCTGCGAATCTTCGTAATCCAGGAGATCGAGTATACCCGATTACTGAAGCGGGCATATTTAATAAGCATAAGCCAGACATTGGTATTTTTGATATTGATGCTTCTTTGCCTTATACTGCAGCAGACGCTAACCCTGCAGATCTTCAACATATCGATCGACGAGTTGTAGCTGCTTTTAGTGGTACTGAGTTCAACTTTGGAACAGGAACTACTCCCGCTGTTGTGACAGTAGGAGAAGAAAAAGCAGTTCTTACTAGCCAAGCAGAGACAGTAACAGTTGCAGCAAAAGGCTTTACACAAGGCCCGATTACTCAATCAATGCTTTGTAGAACAACATTTGACCCTGTAAATAAAGCAACGGCGGATACTTTGCAAATTACTTGGTCTGTTCAGTTGGAAGACGCAACTCAATAATAGAGATAATTAATGTCTCAAAGAAACTCTCAAGCCCTTCCGACTAATGCTAGTCATGGAGATGAAGTCACCCTGGATGGGGTTGTATACAGGTACAACTCCAATTCCAGCGTGGCTCGTTGGGAGACTGTTCTTTCTAAAAATTTAACACTAGTTACAAAAGATACTAATCAATCTTATTTTACTACAGACACTAGTGCCACTCCTTCTCAGACTCAAACTGTCAATAAAAAGAACAGTTTTATAACTGTACCTGAAATTGACAATAATTTTATAAATTTAAAAATAGCATTACTTGGGCTTGAAAGAGAGATTCCTGTTCTTCAAAATCGTATAGATGGAGAAACTACTGCAAGAACGGGCTCTGGAGGAACAAACGCACGACTTACTTCTCTTGAGTCTGACTCAGTGTTTAAAACCGGTATTCAAACAATCACCGGAGCGAAAACGTTTGGAGAGCTACGAACAACTTCTAATTTAAGTGTATTTGCATCTGATGGTAACAGTAATCATGTTGCTTCTACGGCATTTGTAAATAGTTTTATGGGGGATGTTCCAGTAAGTATTCTCCCTCAAAATAGTTTAAAAGATTTAGGATCAACGGCTAGAGGCTGGGGTAATGTATATGTTGCAGATGCAATTCTTCCGCAGGGAGCAACCCAAGCGGGAACATTCGATGTAGATATAGATGGGGATGGGACAGTAGATCATACTATTCCATTTTTTAATGTAGATATAGGTAGCACAAATAGAGCTTTTAGAGATATTTATGCAAAACGAGGAATTTTTGCTGATAAAACTATTATTATTGGTACTGCATCAATAACTCAGGGCGCTTCTGGAGGTATAATTATTCCGGAAAACAGTTCTATCGGAAGCGACGACAATAAAATACCCCTTTCTCTTACTTCTACAATAATAGATGAGAGATTTTCTAAGACTACACAAAATGATGACAACCCTTTAACAAATAATTTTGTTTCAACAGGGTCTATATCTCAAGCTACTCCTGTAAGACTTAATACTGACGGTAGTATTGCTCCAGTAACTAATGCAGAATCTTTAAAAGGTTTTATAGGCTTCGTACAAAGCACTGCATCGGGTAATGTACCCGTAGTTCTTCATGGTAGAGTTTCAGGATTTACGGATTTAACTACAAATGACCCAGTATTTGTAGAAACAAATGGAACAGTAACACAAACAGCAAATACAACAAATACTAAGGTAGGGGTTGCACTTGATTCAACTACTGTTTTTGTTTTTTCTACATCGAGTTTAGATTTATATACATTAAATAAAGTCAAAATTAATCGTTCGGATTTATCTGCAACTAATAATTTAATTTCTTCTGGTAGTGGAAGTTTGAGCTATAATAATGTAACGGGCACTTTTACATTTACTCCTCCAGATTTAACACAATATGCAACTACAAGTTATGTAAATACTCAAATAAGTAATTTAGTAGACAGTGCTCCAGATTCTTTAAATACTTTAAATGAACTTGCTGCAGCTTTAAATGACAATGAAAACTTTGGGACAACAGTAACAAATAGCTTAGCCACAAAAGCACCTATATTAAGTCCTGCATTTGCAGGAACACCAACTGCGCCGACTCCAGGAGCAACTAGTAATGATACTAGCATAGCAACAACTGCATTTGTAAAAAGTCAAGCAGGCGCACAAAATATAGAGTCTTTAACAAATGTTACTATTAATGATATACAGGCTGGCCAAGTTTTAGTATACGATATAGCTCTTCAAGCATTTAAAAATGCAAATCAAACAGGCGGTGGCGGAACATCTGGCACTATAGATTTTATTGTTGATGGAGGTACTGCTACAAATGTTGCAACCTCAACAACTATAGTCCTAGATGGAGGAAGTGCATAATGGTAGCAAGAATACAAATACGTAGAGATACGGCAGGAGATTGGACAGCAGCAAACCCTACGCTTAGCGCAGGGGAAATGGGTTGGGAGTCTGATACTTCAAAAGCAAAAATAGGAGACGGTAGCACTGCTTGGAATAGTCTGGGCTATTTTATTTATAATCCTACTTTTGCTCAAGTTACAAGTAAACCAACTACTATAGCTGGATATGGTATTACCGATGCTTTTGATGGTGTTTTTGGAAGTTTAACGGGAACTCCAACTACTCTTGCAGGTTATGGTATTACAGATGCTTTAACAAGTGTAGCATTTAGTGATTTAACTAGTACTCCTACAACTATTGTTGGATATGGTATTACAGATGCTTTCTCAGGTAATTTTAATGACTTGGGAGGCAAACCCACAACTATATCAGGCTATGGTATTACTGATGCTTTTAATGGGGCTTTTAGTAGTCTAATTGGAAAGCCAACAACAATAGCAGGTTATGGTATTACTGATGCTTTTGATGGAGCTTTTGGAAGTCTATCTGGAAAACCAACTACTCTTGCTGGTTATGGTATTACTGATGCATTTAGTAAAAGTTTCGGAGACTTATTAAATAAACCAACAACTATAGCAGGGTATGGTATTACTGATGCTTTTAGTGGAGATTTTCCTTCTTTATCAAATAAACCTACTACTCTTAGTGGGTATGGTATAACTGACGGAGCTACAATAGCTTCGCCAACATTTACAGGAACTCCTGCTGCACCTACGGCAACTTCAGGGACTAATAGCACGCAAATTGCTACAACCGCTTTTGTTCAAAGTGCTATAACTCCTTTTGCGGAGATAGATGCTGCTACAAAATTATTTTTCTCTGATACTGAACCTGCAATTGCTGCACTTGGTCATGCTTGGATAGAATTAGACACTGGAGCAGTATATAAAGTAGAAGAAAATAGTAGCACTATTCCTTTGCATAGCGGATTAGTTTCTAGCTCTTCTGCTTCTGTAACTATTCCATCAGCAACAGATGTTGTTACAGATTTAACACTATCTGCTGGTTTGCCGAGCGGTACTATAACATTTGCTATCCCTGTATTTTTAGAGTCTTTTTCTAGCTCTGGTGTAAATGACCCTATTATTGGATCAGTAACATATGCAGATAATACCAGTGCAAATATTTCGTCAAATTCTTTTACAAGATCTACTGGTAATGCATTTGATACTAAAGTAAAGAGTTTTACTTACGGATCAGACGGCACTACTAATAGCTCTACGTCCACTATGACGATAACTATTTCTGCCGAGCCTATTTGGGTACAAAAAGCATCAGCGATTCAAGCAAAAATAGATGAAGTTATAGATTCTGCTCCTGCAGCGTTAAATACATTAAATGAATTGGCTGCAGCGCTAGGCGATGATGCAAACTTTTCTACTACTATAACGAATAGTTTAGCTACAAAGGCTCCGTTACAAAGTCCCGGGCTAACAGGAACACCTACAGCTCCTACTGCTGCTACAGGTACAAATACAACTCAAATTGCCACAACAGCATTTGTTACAACTGCTGTAGGAACTCCTTTACAGCTAACTGACTTTAGTTTAACATCAAATACTGCGTCAGGGGGAGGAGCTCTTACTTATAATAACTCAACTGGAGCATTTACTTATACTCCCCCAGATTTAAGTTCTTTTATAACAGGAGTTAGTTTTGCTGCGGTATCTAATAAACCAACAACCGTATCTGGATATGGTATTACTGATGCGCTTACTACTGGGGCAGATGCAAACATCGGTAGTAATAATTTTATTACGACAGGTAAGTCATACTATTCAAACGTATTTTCACAGGTTTCTGATCTTCCAAGTGCAAGTACATATCACGGTATGTTTGCTCATGTTCATGCTACTGGAGCAGGATATTTTGCTCATGGAGGCAACTGGATAAGGCTTGCCAATCAATCAGAGCTTTTTAGTGGTGCGTTTAGCGCTCTAACAGGAACACCAACTACTCTTAGTGGGTATGGTATTACTGATGCAGCACCTTTAGCTTCCCCGGCACTGACAGGAACTCCAACAGCTCCTACTGCTTCTAGCGGAACTAATACTACACAAATTGCTACAACAGCATATGTTCAAAGTGCCATATCTGGATTTAGTGCAGGAGCAAACGTATCTGTGGGTACCTCTGCACCAAGTAGTCCAAGTGCAGGAGACTTGTGGTTTGATTCAGAGTATTTGGTTCTTTATGTTTATTATGCAGATGGAACTTCGAATCAGTGGGTACAAACTAATCCTAGTTCTATAGATCCTAGTGGTTTTGATGGAACATTTAGTGCTCTTTCAGGCAAGCCCACTACTCTTAGTGGGTATGGTATTACTGATGCAGCACCATTAGCTTCTCCTACTTTTACAGGTACTCCAGTTGCTCCAACAGCGAGTAGCGGAACAAATACCACTCAACTTGCAACAACAGCATTTGTACAACAAGAAGTAACATCTGCAGGAAGTTATAATGATGCCAGTGTTGATACACATTTAAATAGAAGTACTGCAAATGCAAATGAAGTTCTTAGTTTTAATGGCACAGACTATGCTTGGGTAGCTCAAACAACTCAGGAATTTATTAAAGCATATAGATTTGATGGTACATTATCGACAAATACTGGAACAAAAAGACTTTATCTACAAAAAGCATATACTTTAAAAAGTATTCATGCGTATGTAGATACTGCTCCTGCAGGCTCGTCTATAAATATAACTGTAAAAAAGAATGGTACTAGTTTACAGACACTAAGCATAGGAACAGGACAAACAGCAGTAAGTGTAACTTCATTGACTCACTCAGTTGCTGCAAATAATTATTTAACTATTGATATAACTCAGGTAGGCTCTTCGACAGCCGGAGAAAACTTATACCTAGTGTTTACATTTAATTAAGGAGACAATATATGTACGCTCATTTATATTTTCCCGGTAATACATCTACGGGAGCCCAGGTTCGAGACATTGTAAGATTAATTACTAGCTGTACTTCAAGTACAGCGAGTCTTTCTGGTCTTGAATTTATTGACACAAATACTTCTACTGTTTATGGTGGAAATAGTGGCTGGAGTCTACACTCCAGTAACAGTATACCTTCATCAGGAACTTCAGTTGCTACCTCTACAGATGCGAATTATATTTTGCAAGGAACTTGTGTGACTAGTTCTAAAACAAAATACGCGGGAATTAGCTGTAATGGTAGCTGGACAAATAATTCAGTAGTAACAGGAGACGATTTTGCTTTTACTCTTTCAACGGTACTAGATCCTGGCGCAGGCACAGAAATGTGGAGTAATGGATACACAGGAACTGGTTCCGCCATTGGTGATGTAAATGGAATTTGCGGAAATACTGAACATTCAGATAATGGAATTCATATTTTTGCAGATGCTCGACGTATACTTATTTTTGGAAAAGATGGTAATGGTCATCCTGTTTTTATGATTAATGCAGAATTTACTGAAACTGCTACTACAACTGCTCAAACTCTTGTACCTGTAGCACAGTTAATGTGCTGTGATGTAAATCGAGTTTATAATGGCTATGAAAATATTAGTTATCGAGGAGAAGGCGGCGCTATATGGCAGGATCGAGATACTACATATCCATGGATCTCTTTTTGCGAATCTAACTTTTCTTATCATCCGGGATGGTATGGAAAAATTCGAGCAACAGGTTGGTACTCTTGTAATGTAAATGATTATCTTCGAGGCGGAGGCGGAGAAGCACATAGAGCTTGGAGTTCTCGATCCAATAATACTCTGGGAGGAGACACTACAGATGCTAGCACAGAAGGAAAAGGGGCTTCAAGAGACTATACTTGGGGGCCTCATGCCAATGTAGGAACAACAGCCTGTTGGGGTCCTTGGGCACAAGACGATCAGTTTGATGATGCTACTTATATCGATTATCTATGGGGCAGAACTACTGCTGTAGCTTATGACTCTTCTGGAAATGCAGGACTAGCACTGCACAAATTTATCTGGTGCAATGATAATAATCTTAACCATGACGTATATGATTTTTCTACTCCAGGCAATTTCTGGAGAGTAGCAGCAGGTCTTGGAGCAGATGGAGATACAGTTACGATTGGAAGTGACACTTATGTGTATTTGAATACTCATAATGGAACTACTATTCGTCCTTTGAATGCACTTTTAATTAAGAGAACTTAAAATGGCGGCTTTACAAATAACAGTAAATGGCACTGCTCAAAATGTTGCTAGACTTGTATCTTTAAGTGCTCCTATGTCTGCTCCAAGTAGTATTGCTACGCCTAATTTTATGAGTAATATTACAAATCTTGTAACTTTAGATAGTCCTGTTATTTCTGCCACCGAAAGTCTTACAAACGGTTTTAAGTTTTTTGAAAATAATATTGTTCGCCTTGTAGAAACCCCGACTCCAATAACTACTGTAGTACACTTACAGAGCGGAGTGGCAAGCCCTAGGGCTACTACGGGCAGCGGCGGTGCGCCGGTATCCAAAGAAAGCTGGGAGTAATTATGCAAGTAACAAAATATTATACAGATAGCGACGGTAAAATAACTCATGCTAAAGTTTCTTATACAGCTACAGTAGGAGAGAATACAGGAACTGCAAGTGCAGTTTTAGAACTACGAGCACCTTTAGAAGAATACAATGAAGCGGATATTCTTAAATCAATTGCTGTTCGATCAAGAGAACTAGACAATCTTAGAGCTTCTGCAAAAACAAAAATAGTAATATCAGCTCTCACGGAGACTACAGTTTAGGAGTATTAAATGTCGGCGTATAATTTTCCAAATAGTCCAAGTAATGGAGATACTGTTACAGTAAACGGTGTTGTCTATACTTACAATTCTACAGATAATGCTTGGAAAACTGGCACTGGGCAAAGTCCTGCTATTTTAAGTGATGGCAGTACTCCTAGTCTTGGTAACGGAATAACTGCCGCCGAAATAAGAACGCTTATTGGGGCAGGAACTAGTAGTGTAGATATAAGTTCTATTGCCGGAGATATAATTCCTGATGGAAATGAAACTCGAGATCTTGGATCTAACACAAATAAATTTAAAGACTTATATCTTAGCGGGACAAGTATAAAGTTAGGCAATCAGACTATATCAGCAGATAGTAGTAATATAATTGTTGGACAATTAAAAATTGGCAGTGGAAGCAATCAAGTAACTCTTAGTGGAGGAAGTGGAGGCACTCTCGAAACTGGAGGAACTTCAATATTTAGTGGCGCTTTTAGTGATTTAACTGGTAAGCCAACCACTATTGCAGGTTACGGTATTACTGATGCTGTAGAAGATTTTGCAGATTTAAATAATAAACCGACTACTATATCTGGATATGGTATTACGGATGCATTCAGTGGAGCTTTTAGTGCTCTCTCAGGTAAGCCTACAACCATTGCAGGCTACGGTATTACGGATGCATTCAGTGGAGCTTTTAGTGCTCTTTCAGGTAAACCAACTACTATATCTGGCTACGGTATTACGGATGCATTTGATGGCGCTTATAGCTCTTTAACTGGTGTTCCAAGTACTATAGCACATACAAATGCAGACATTGATATTGGTAGCAATGATTTTATTACTACTGGTAAAGTTTACTTTGCAAATATGTTTGCACAAACTTCAAACTTACCTAGTGCTACAACTTATCACGGTATGTTTGCTCATGTACATGCTACAGGGGCTGCATACTTTGCGCACGGCGGAAACTGGATAGAACTCGCAAACAAAAGTTATGTAGATACTCAAGTTACCGCTCTTGTAGATTCTGCTCCTTCAACTTTAAATACATTGAATGAGCTTGCAGCTGCGTTAAATGACGACGCTAACTTTGCAACTACAGTTACAACTAGTTTAGGATTAAAAGCACCTCTTGCGAGTCCTGCTTTGACAGGCACTCCGACTGCCCCTACAGCATCTAGTGGTACAAATACTACTCAACTTGCAACTACAGCATTTGTACAATCCGCTGTCTCGGGGGCAGGAAGCTATAACGATGCCGCGGTAGACACTCACTTAAATACAGGCACTGCTTCTACAAATGAAGTACTTTCTTGGAACGGTAGTGACTATGACTGGGTAGCACAGTCTAGTGGCGGAGGTGGTGGTGCCTCTGTAACTACGTCTGATGCTGCTCCAAGTAGTCCAAGTGCGGGCGATTTGTGGTACAATACAAGTGCGGGCGGATTGTTTGTATACTATCAAGATGCAAACTCCTCTCAATGGGTAGAAGTTGTAGGTAAAACAGGTGCTACTGGGCCAACAAATGTAAGTATTGCAGATGTTGCTCCCACTAGCCCAAGTACAGGTCAATTTTGGTGGAATTCCAGTACAAATAAACTGTATATTTACTATACTGATGCAAACTCTTCTCAATGGGTACAAGCAACAACTCCGGGAGCTGCTAGTACCGTAGCGGGACCAACAGGACCAACCGGACCTACTGGGCCTGCTGGAACTGCCGCAATAACTCGTTATGCAAATGTTGCAGGATTTCCCGCAAGTCCTACCGCTGCTGATTTAGCTTATGCAAATGATACAAATACAGTTTATGTATATAATGGCACAGCTTGGGAAGTAATAGCATCTGGCAATGATGAAAGTCCTGTAATTACCACTGAGCCTCCTACAACAACTCAAAGTTTAAATGCTGATGGTACAACAAGTACGGTCACAATGGTAGCACAAGATCCCGAAGGGTTTGATATTACTTACGGAATTGCTTATAAAACAGCAAATAATGCAAGACCTGCACAACTTTCTGCAGATACAACCATAAATCAAAGTACAGGAGTATTTACATTTACTCCTAGTACAACTACAAGTGACGCAGGAAGTTTTCGTGCACGTTTAAGTGCTTCTGATGGAGCAAGAATTACAACTCGTCTTGTAGACTTTGATTTAGGCTTTTATCCTGCAGAATCTGCATTGCTTGCACGATATGAGTTTTATGACACAAATTGCTATAATCCTTCTACAAGTACGACTGCTTTGAACGATAATTCAGGAAACGGAAATAACCAAACAATTAGTAATCCTGGCACTCATACTGGAAGTGGTAATATGACTTTCAATAGTAACACTACTATTACTTTCACAGGTCTAAATGCAACAAAAGCTTGGTTTGTGTTATATTATCCTCCTTCTGGCTGGAACCAAGGTATTCTTTTTGGTAATGGGGGAAGTAGTTACTATGCTACTTTCAACAGTAGTCAAACTACTGATTATTATGGCTCTAATTATTCAGCGCACTCCGGAGCAACAATTGTAGATAGAGTTAATGGTACAAATCCAACTAATAGACAAGCAGCTTACAATGCTATGGATATAAGTTCAATGAATAGTATTATAAACTCGGGAACAAATATGGGCTTTAGCGGAGGATTAGCATATCAACAGTATAGTAGCTGGACTCCTACACACTATGTAAGAGCAATGGTATTTTTTGATAGAGAACTTACCTTGGCAGAAATGGAATCTTTACACAATCACTATAGAACAAATTGGCTTGCAGCAGGCGGCACAATGCCAACATGGGGTAACTAAAAATGGCAACAGATTTTCCAGCAAATCCTTCAAATGGTGATACTCACGCAGGATTTACTTTTAACTCAACTACAGGTGCTTGGGAATCAAGTGCTGGAGGTGGTGGTGCAGGTGTTACAACTCATGCAAATCTTGCAGCATTTCCTGCAAGTCCAAGTGAAGGTGACTTAGCGTATGCAGAAGATACGGATGCTTTGTATCTTCGAAAAGCTTCAACATGGGAGCGAGTATATACTGGTACAGATGAAATACTTTCTTTTAACAATGACCCTGCTTCTGAAATAGTATTAGCATCAGATGGAACTGCTACAACTGTAAATTTGCCTGCTACTGACCCAGAAGGATTTCCTATAACTTATAGTCATGATACGAATCCATCAAATCAAACTCAAGCAACTATAACAAATAGTGGCTCAACATTTACTCTTACTCCTTCTACAGATTCAGCAAATGCAGGAAACTTTACTCTAAGATTTAAAGCTTCCGACGGGCTGCACTCTGTTTCCAAAACATCAAATGTAAGTCTAGGATTTGCTCCTATTGTTGATTATCTTGTTGTTGCTGGAGGAGGTGGCGGCTCTGGTGGTGATAATGGCGGCTCTGGTGGCGGAGGCGGTGGAGGCGGTGCTGGGGGTCTTTTGTCTGGCACAAGTCTTACTCTTGCGAACAGTACGACCTATACAATTACTGTAGGAAGTGGTGGAAATGGGGGAGCATTTAACGGAGGCCTTGGTACAAATGGAGGAAACAGTTCTCTTTCAGGCTCTGGATTAACTACAATTACTGCAATTGGAGGAGGCCGTGCGGGCGCTCTAGGTAATGCAGCTACTGGAGGCTCTGGTGGCGGTGGTGGTGGTCGAGGCGGCAATGGAGCAGCCGGAACTGCAGGACAAGGGAATGCTGGAGGTAGCGGTGGAAATTGGGGCGGCGGAGGCGGCGGAGGCGGAGCCGGAGCTGCCGGTGGTAACGCAAGCAGTAGTGGCGGTGCGGGAGGAACTGGAGTACAATCTTCAATTACCGGCACTGCTACCTACTACGCTGGAGGAGGTGGCGGTGGCTACAACTCCGGAGGTTCAAATGGTGCAGGTGGTTTAGGAGGTGGAGGAGCTGGTAACCAAGCAGCTACTGCTAATACTGGTGGCGGTGGTGGCGGTCAGCCAGCAGGTACCGGAGCAGGTAGAGCTGGAGGAAGCGGAATTGTTATTCTTCGTACTGCAAAAGCACACTCCGCTGTTACAACTACAGGAACAGTAACACATACTACAGATGGTAACTATAATATTTATTCATTTACAGGCAATGGTACAATTAGCTGGACATAAGGAGTAAAGAATGGCAACAGATTTTCCAAATAACCCCGCAAATGGAGCAACTCATACTTTCGGAGGCACTACATATACTTATGATTCCTCTGTAGGTGCTTGGACTGCTGGAACTTCTGCGGGCGGAGCATCTGTAACTGTATCAGAAACAGCTCCTTCTAGCCCTGCTGAAGGCGATTTGTGGTTTGATCCGAGTGTGCTGAAAACATTTGTATATTATAATGACGGATCTGCAAATCAGTGGGTACAAAGTAATCCTACAGGTAGCGGAGGCGGGGG